CCGTGCTGCCCCTTGGCATAGGTGTTAGAGGCCCCCCTGACCCTGGGATTGATAGGTTCGAATGATTTTTCGATATTGATAGAAAATAGTGATTGCTAACCTGAGGGGCGCACGGTTGAAGGGCGTCGGTCGATTGTTGGTGGTTGTTTGTTGGTGGTCGGTCGGTGGTCGGTCGTCGGTCGATGCGATGACGTCGGGCTATTGTTGGTCGGGGTTTATTGTTGGTTGTTGTTATTCCATACGGTTATTAAGCGCATAGGGTGAAGCGCGTAGTCGAAAACTACAGTAGTAATCTATAGAGTATGTCTATAAATTTAGCGTCACTTACTTAATAACGAAGGGGCACCACCAATGACTGTACAACTAGACTACTTAACATTTAACGCTAGCGATTGGTCGGGCGACATAGAAACAGCGCTTGTATTCACTATGGGCGATGGTGAAAGCCTGATTCATTTCAGAGATGAACTATTCGAAGCAATTCAGTATGACCAAAAACACGACGGCGAAACGTTATTCGAAGCATGTGATCTGAAACACCATGGGCGGAAACTCGTTTCAGCGATTAAGTGTGATAACGATTGGTTAGCGCATGAATCCGATATATGCCGAGAAGACAAAAACCCGCTTATTGCGCTTTTACAAGTAGCAGCAAACATCCTGTAAATAATCTCAATCTTAACCACCATAAGGAAATCAACAAATGAACAGACAACAACTTGAACCAATTGTCGACGCCCTAGGGGCTCATTCCGAGCACCCATCAATAGTAGCGACCACCATATGGAAAGCGCTTGAGTGTGACACTATCAAACCCGGCTGGCGCTGTAACATGCTAAAACTTGCGCTATTTTGCGAACAGTTAGCAGAAGACATATCCAAGCCAGCATTTACGATTATCGCGGAAGGGAATAGTAAACTACCGTTTCTGTCATTTTCCGCCATGCCGGGCGCTGGATTTTGTCCCGGTTCGGGCGACTGCCAGCAATGGTGTTATTCGTTCAGCGCTTGGCGCTACCCAGCGGCATTCTGCCGACAAGCTCAAAACACCTTACTGTTAAGCTCGTATGCCGGGAGGGTGTCTATCAAGTCCGCATTGAATGCCCAATTGCGTCGACCAAAATATCAAAAATTGGATCGCGTCGATTTTCGCTTATATGTCGATGGCGATTTCCGGTCTAGTCACGACGTCGCGTATTGGATGCATTTACTAGACAAGACACCACAGTTAGCCGCGTATGGGTACAGTAAAAGTTTTAAGGAATTATTAGCTTTCGACGGGATGCTAGATACTGTTTATGCCAGACGCACAAAACAACGTTGGCCGACCAACTACGTTTTGAACGTGTCCAGCGGACACCGGCACACTCCCGGCATTGTTCGCGCCATTGAAGCGCTACCAATTACACGCGGCCGATTTATAGCCGTCGCGATGCCAAAAAAAGCGCGCTCAACCGATCATGGCGACCGAGATCACCAAAAAGAATTGCGCGACCATTATGGTAAGACAGCGTTTACATGCCCGGGATCGTGCGGCACATGTACGCCAAGCGGCCATGCATGCGGATCAAAGCGCTTTGAAAACGTCGATATTATTATTGCTGCACATTAAATTTATAGGAAATTACTAGCTATGAAATACCTGTATAAAGGCAAATTTTACTCAACTCGCGCCATGCTAATGGTCGCGATAATTTCAACGATCACTGAACAAAAAGAGGCAAGTTAAATGACAGACCAGCGAAACAATACAATCGAGCTCCTACAAGACGACGAATATTTGATTGTGGAAATACCCCACCAACTACCCGCGAGAACCTGGCACGGATCACGCCAGCATATTATTAATTGCGCGCAGAACCATGATAACCATTGCTATTGGGTAATCGATCAAGACGCTGCGTTAGATTGCTATGGAGACGAAATACCGAGCGAATTACAGACGATTCTCGACCGGGATGGGGTAGCAGTCGAGATAGACATAGGGCACGGGATAGAAACGTATCCAATAAGTGAAGCCGGTTCAGAATTCGAAGCTGCAAGGGATTACATAGCGCATGATTTAAGCCGGTGTCACTTTTTCAAAAATAGCGACCTGGATCAATTCTTGATAGCCCAAAAATACGAAACGTACAGAAAACCCGTTATGAAGCGATACGGAACCGACGTTTATTATCAGGTAATCAACTGGATTGATAACCAGTGAATGATTACCAGGTAATCGATTAAACCCCGACAACGAAACATTAGAGCCCCTATATGGGGCTTTTTTGTCTACGCGCAATGGTAGCGTGTACTGAAAGAGTAACCACCGGGAGACACCATGCCAAGCATAGGTATCAACATTCGCTCGACCAAAAATTGTCGGTACGCGCTCGAAATAGCGGCCGGGAATAAGACGCTAGAAACACGCGCTAGCGATTCACTAAAATGCTACATAGGAGCCCGTGTAGGCTTGATTGAAACAGGTAATGGTATTGCATGCCTTGTTGGTTACGCGACCGTAGGCGAGCCCGTATCGATCCCCTATGAGAATTTTGATGATCATTATGCGGCGCATCTTGTCACGCCTGATGATTCATTCTACCCGGCGCCGGGATCGGTTAAGTATTGTTATCCAATGATCGACGCGACGACATGCGCTCATCGATTGATTAAAACGCAAGGAATTAAAGCCAGAAAAATATAATAGCGAGCTAAAACGGCTCTTTTTCGCTTTTTCGCTTATATCGATTAAGCATAAAAACGAGCCCATTGGGGCGCGTCGTCGGGCGCGTCGACTGTTCACCTGTGCGCGTGTCTAGCGTCGCATAGGGTGAGCCCGTGCGCTTATATTAAGCTAGCGCGACAAGCCTAGTCGGGCGTCTTGTAAGCTATCCCGTGCGCTATCCCGTGCGCTTTGAAATCGGCCGGATACCCTCGAACAATCAAGATCGACGCTCGATAACATCGAAAAAAATCGAAAAATCGAAAAAAATCGATCTGACAGTGCATCGCTACACATCTACATGCACGGAAAGCATCTACACGAAAAGTATCTACACGAAAATCAACCGCACTAGATTTTAAGCTTCGTTTTCATCTTCTCTATTAGCTTCTCGACGTCGGCGCTTTTCTTCCACAGTTTTAGTGTTGTGGCATTTGTGACAAAGCGATTGCAAGTTACTGCTATCCAATCGACGCCTGTCATCGTCTTTTCTCTCAATAATGTGGTCAACGACATCAGCAGTACGAAGAATGCCTCTACTAATACAATCAACGCACAGAGGAGAACGACTGATGTGAGAACGCCGTAGACTACGCCAAGCTTTAGAGCTGTACCAATTGTCTCTTTTCCTATCTTCATCACTGAAATTTCTCCTCCTATTACGCATGCCCCGGAACGCACGAGCCTCTCGCATGTGCCCCACGCAGAAGCCTCGGGCGACCTTTTCGTCGACTAATTCAGGACACCCCGGGTAGCGACATGGCGTCGGGGCTGACCTAGGCATAGCTAAGTTCACTTATTATGTTTGCCATAGTTGTTTACCTAAGACCGTCCAGGCTTGCGCTGCCGTACTCGCTACGACGCCATTCCCCAGGAGCCTAAGTCTGTCCACCCGGTCGGAACATCCATCAACCACTCGACCCAATCTGGGTTCAGGTGACCAGACTTGACGTCCGTCCCAACTCCCCCAATCGCTGCATTCGGTAGCGCGTCGAATCTCCGACTCTTGCCGTCTTTCCGGGTCAACGATGCCTCGGTGTAGCCTCCCTTCCAATCCCTGGCTGTTGGCGTCGGGAACGTCTCGTGATGAAAGACCAATGCTGTCAGATTGTTCTGATGATTGTCTCGCATCTTTTTGGTCGCTTTGTCGGAGCCTTGTACTGTCGGAGTCGGCCACCATCCTCTCGCTTTCCACGCTACTGCTGTCGCTAGAGCGTTGCCCTGCTGAATGCCGCGTGGGTTGTTCCTGTCGAGTCCGGGGCCGTTGTCCGTTGCTGTCGGAGTCGGCCAATTCCTGACCGCGCCGCCCAATGTCGTGCCGCGCTTGTCCTTGCCTTTCACTTGATTGTTGTCCTGCGTTGTCGGAGTCGGCCACATCGCCACGAATCTGTCTAAACTCACCGACTTGTTTGTGCTGTAGTTCAGCTCCCCATTCGACGCGCCCTGATTTGTTGATTGCCGAATGATGTGATCGCTCGCCGTTGGAGTTGGTACGCTGTGGGTAGGTTTCTGCGTCAATCCCATTTGATAGGCTGGAGTCTGCAAGAATGTAGACTCGCTTTCGTTGATGAGGCGCGCCGACTTCAGACGCGCTGAATATTCCCCACGTCGTTTTGTAACCAAGTTCTTCCAGGTCTTCAATAACTTCTCTGAGTCCGAGGCTGATGTGTCCTTCGACGTTTTCGAAGAAGCATCGAACAGGTCGAATTGTATCGATGTGTTGTCGGATCCAGGGCCAGAGGTGCCGGGGATCATCCTTTCCGGCGCGCTTTCCTGCGGCTGAGAACGGCTGGCAAGGATAGCCGCCCGTGAGGATGTCAACTCTGTCTCGAAAGAGATGTGCTGGGAAGGTTTTAAGATTCGACCAGACAGGGCTCGGATCCAGGGAACCCGCTTCCATCTTCGCGACCAAGTTTGCAATGGCGAAGGCTTCGATCTCCACATAAGAGAGTGTTCTAAGTTTAAGCCCGGCAAGTTGTAGTCCTCGCTCGATTCCAGCGTATCCGCTACAAAAGCTGATGACGTTTTTAGGTTGTTTGGTAGTATCCACATCTATGACCTCGCCTCTGGGCTGGTGAGTAGATACTGCTCAAGATAGGCGCTAAACCATCTGATCTTGCTAGCGTCTTGAATAGGGTTGGGGTGCTTGTGCATCATGCGCCAGTTGTACTTGGCAATTGTGCCCCGGATGTAGCCGATAAATTCGTCGTGCGTTAGCTGCGCTTTGATAGCATCAATACATTCAATGCCCTCGTCCTGATTGTAATGCTCTGGACGCTCTACTTGATTGAATGTTTTTGTTTGTGTTGTTGGTTTGTTCGCTGCGTTCCAATCGGACGCTGAAGCATCATCGATGCTCCCGTTCTTAGTGGGAAACATGTTCTCTCCTGCATGCGCCCAGTGGTACCTGGGCTGCTGTGATTTAGTACACACACGTCATCGCCCAGGATGAAGAATCGGGTTCTTTTCAGTTCTTCATACTGTCGACACAGGTGTCATTTAGTTGTTAGAGGTAAATTGATTTCTTCGGTGGGGTGCCACAATCGGACACTTTTTCTGTCGAAGTTGTAGTCGGCGCAACGAAGGATTCGAGCGAGCCGGGACTGACGTAATGCTGTCGCTAGGGCGACGTCAGCATTCTTGTAGTAACTGAAGTAGGTTTGAACTACCTCGAACCATAGACGTTCTAAGAAGACATCTTCGTCTTCGTTTTGGTCTATGCACGGCAAGATGTCTGCTGCTTTCTTCTTACCGATACCTGGGCAACCTTTATATCCGTCAGTCGCATCACCCATCAGCGTTTGATACATCCAAAAGTGATTTGCCTGGTTAGGCGTCAGGTAGTGGTGTTGCTTGTGATGGAAGTCATAGATGTGGCCGGGGATGGTTCGTAGGTCTTTGTCTGACGAGCAGATCACACTGTTCTTAGGATTCTTTGTGTGCAGAATGCCGAGGACGTCATCGCCTTCCAGGTGGCTAATTTCTAGGTTGTTGTAGTTTGTTTTTAACTCACGAACAAGCTCCCAATACATCCGGGGCTTGGGCTTCGGGTTGCGGTTCTGCTTATAAGTACTGTCGACCTTCCTGCGAAAGTTAGTGCGGTCAGAAGGGGAGAAGACCAGCAGTACTTCGCTGCCGTCAAACATGCTGTGCAGCTCCTCGATGTCACTGCTAGCTGAGTCGACTAGATCAGACAGAGAAACATCTCGTCGGGGAGTCTGATCAAAGGGGTCGAGCTGCTCCGCAAGAGTTGAGGCTTGATAAGCGATGATGTCAGCATCGATGAGGACGTGAAATTTATCAGTCATTCTTCCTCCTGCGATTCAGTTAAGGCTTGTAATAGAAAGCCTATAGGCTGCATAGGCTGCTTTTTAGATGCTTTCATGGTTCCTCCTCTTGTTGGAGAGCTTCTCAGCGCCTTTCTTACCCTTCCCTGACAACTCGGCTTTCCGTTCACGCTGCTTCTGTGTGTAACCAGAGACCAAGCCTGTTGCGCCCTGCTTAACTTCCTGAATGACGCCGCCGTTCTTAAAAAAGGCGTCAATCTGATCGACCAAAAGCGCCCGTGCTTTCTCTTTCTCTTCCCAGGTTGCTAACTTTGGTTGAACGCTTTTAGCTGTCCCGCGTGTTAGTGGTTTGTTCATGAATCCTCTCCTTTAATGTGTGTCTGCCCATGACGAGCCGACTTGATAGTCACCTGCAAAGGCGACCGGCAGGTTCAATCTTTTACCCGCCATCGTGATGCTCAACGCGAACAGACCACCAACGAGATCAGCCAGCTCTGGTTTGACAGATAGCTGCTGCTCGTCGTGAACGTTTGCGAGAAGTGAAAAGTCTTTGCCGTGTATGAGGTTCTCGTTAGGCACAAGCTCAAATAAAAAACAGGCCAAAGCTTGCTTCATCAAGATAGACCCACTGCCCTGAAGCAGTGTGTTGAGCGCCGTTCTTTGCGCTGAATCAGCGCGGCGTCCATCTGGAAGCGTCACATAACCTTTAACGGCTGCTTGCTTCTGAACTTTCTCGATTAGCTCCCCCAGGCCCACAACGCCAGACTCAATACGAGACCTGGCAGTCTTACCAAGAGCAGGGAAAGAACTCTTGGCAGGGACAGGTTGACCGGCTTGTTCTAAATCGTCAGCAACTATAGAACCTACTTTTCGATCTCCAGCACCATAAATTAGGCTGTAGTACAGAACCTTTGCGTTGTCTCTGTAGTTCAAACCAGCGGCTTTCATGTTGATCGAATGCGGGTCGGTGCCTTCCTCTTTCTTGCCGCGTAGTACAGCCTCGGCATACGCACCCTTGTCGTATTTGTAGAGGTAGCTCGCTAGCATCCGTAGCTCTAGCGCGTCAGCATCACAACCGACTAATACCTGATCGTGATCGGGCACCCACAGGGCGCGCATCGCTTTCGACTTATCGACCTGTGCCATATTGGGGCGGCTATGCGACATGCGGTGAGTACGCGAACCACAACTTCTAATGTAGCCATGCATGCGTCCACCGTCGTGCATCTTTAGCCAAGCGTTCTTGCCCTCTGATAACATGCCCTGCTGTTTGGTCTTGCGGAAGTATTCACGCAAGAGACGCGCTTCCGGGTAATCAAGATTACTGAGCGTACTCTCGTCTAGTTTAGGGCGACCATCGGCAGTGAATTCATTAGGCAGCCATCCGTACTGAACGTTTAAACGCCGTGCTACTTGTTGACGACTCCCGGCATTAAACAGATCAAACTGACAGCGAGACAGCGGGGCATCTTTGGTGTAACCCAATCGCTCGTTGTTAACCTTCGGTGTCCATTGGTCGACGTTGCGCCAGGTGCGCTTCTTGAAATCCCAATCGCCTGTTACCGGCTTGAACTCATGCGGGAATACTTTGCTCAACATCTTTTCGAGTGACGAGATGTCGTCTGTTAGTTTTACGCTAAGTTGCTCTGCGGCTTTGACGTCGAACCTGAAGCCGTGATTAGACTGAAGGGCTAACGCTTGTTGGACTTGGTGTTCTAGTTCTATCGCAGGGCGGTAGTCGTTACCGTCTCGGTAGAGTTTGTTAAATTGTTGTTGTATGTGTTCATACACCCGA